AGAGTCCCAACTCCTTGAAGAGTAAGAGACATTGTAACTGCACCACCAACAGGAGCTACTGCACTCTTTCTCGTCACATCTACACTTCCATAGTATCTGACACTAGCAGCTTTCGCATTATCCTCTGGACAAAAAGACAGAGCTTTCTTCCCGCTGCCAATCATGTCAAACGCAACATCAGGTGCATGCTTATCCGTACCATCATAGAAAAACTCTACAGTCATTGACCATTCGGCAGCTCCTTCTAGATATTCTTTATATCCATCACCGTAGCTAGTAACCTCAGCAGTGTCTACGCTGATATCCATTGTGGCATTGTTTCCATCAGAATCTATTACGGAGCCACTAAGTCTCAGATAAACATTCTTTCCGTGAATCTGTCCCACTCTTCACCTCCTTTTGCGGACTATCTCTTCCACTCTCTTTTTGTTGATTGCCTCTTCCAATCTCTTCAAATGTGGAATAAAATATGTATCGAATACATAATTGATATTATAGTTGTCAACAACAAATTGCCTTGCTTTCTGCGAAGGCAAATCCTTTCCTCTTCTGTAAGCTGCCTCCAAGCAAGAAGCAATAGACTTCACACTAGGAATTGCCTGATAGCCAACATGCCTCACGAACTCTTTTGCCGCCACTCTGCAAAGCCATCCATCCCCTAGCAGCTCTGGCATTGAGCTGAAATTGTTCACAATTACAGGAACTCCACAAGATTGGGCTTCTATAATTGGCAAACCAAATCCTTCACCCTTCGATGGACACAGCAAAACATCAAATGCATTGTACATCTTCACAATCCACTCTTCGGTGTAAACACCAGTATACAGAAGATTCGTATTTGCAAATCTTGTATTGAACAGCTGATATTCTCTTCCTAGCTTGAAGAGGTCTATTCCCTTTGCCAATCCAACAGGGTCGCTGTGAACATAGAAACCAATATCCTTGTGATTCTTCTGGAGTCTCGCAACTGCTTCAAATGCCTCAGGAAAACTCTTCCTGCTAGGATATCCAGAGTTCATTCCTACCATTCCAACAAGAAATGAGCTGCTGCTGAAACCAAGCATTTCCTTAAAGGATTCCTTGTCTCCATAATTGCAGAACAAATCTGTGTCAATTCCGTGAGGAACATAATCTATCTTGAGTGACCTCTTTGCAGACTTCTCTACTCCCCATCTGCTCAATGTTGCAGGGCAAACCACCTCACTAAGCAAATCCCGAAACATAAGAGGCAATCTGTCATAGTGCAAAGGGAAAATAGGCGACCAAGGGAACTCCTTGTTGAATCCTTGAAACCCATCATAGACAAACAAGTCCTTCAGCGATATAATTACATCAGCACCAAACTGATTTGCATTTGTCCAAATAGTTCTGACTCCATGGTCATCTGTATACATATCAGGGTAATGGAGAATTCCTTCCTGTGTTACCCTTCCTCCTCCCAACCCACTAGCTGCGCTAACAGCAATCTCATGACCAAGCTCCTGAATTCTCTTCACAATTAGTCTGGTCTGATTGCCGTATCCAGTACCGCTCCAGGCGGAGTCTGAGTGCCAGAGCACACGCATTATGCTCTCCCATTGAATGCTAATATTTTCATACTTACTCCTTCACGGATAGAATTAATGCTGCACCAAAGTACTCAATCCCTCCGAACTCATGTCTTCCCACATCAGCAAAAGAGGTAAGAGCACAATAATCAACCGAGTCATTCAATGTCATCTTGCTATTGAATTTCTCTTTCACTTCCTCAAAGAATGGAATCAGCTTATTCATCACACTTGGCATGTCAGCCTTCCCCACCAGCAAGGTGAGCATAACTGTGTAGCTATCAGCACCACCAAAGTCTGCATTGAAAGTCCCTTCTTCTGGGACAACAATAACACAAGGAAGCTCAGATATTGAATCAGGAATTCCTTCTGGTACGTTCAATCCTCTGATTGTTTTTAGTACTTCACGAATTGACACAATCGTCTCATTTATGGACTTACTACTCATAGACCAGCTCCTTTATATGCAGATTCAAGCAACTTATCAACATCGCCTTTTGCTGCTTCCACTCCTTTCTCAAAGATTCGATAATCAGGATTTCCTGGATGCAAAACCCATTTGCTGAATCGTGTAACTCCGTGACTTCTATACCTCAGCACAGTTTTGTTCCTCACCATTATCAGTCGCTTCTTTGTTCCCTCTTCCAAGTACCTCGCAATCTTGAGACTTGAATACACCACTCCAGACAGCTTTGACAACTTCAAGAACCGAATGGAGCGCATGTAACCACCAGTGACTCGGTGTGGCTTCGCCTCGTCCTTTATTTTCTTCTCAATTGCATATCCAATTTTGCTGATTGACTGGCTAGCTGCTTCTTGATTCTTTGAAGCAACCTCCTTCATAATGCTATCCATCTTTGGAATTGCTCTGCTAACATCAACTGTGACACCAATTGTCATACTGCACCAACATTGGCTCGTATGTATTGCCGAAGCATTGATGCAACTTCAACAGGCATTGACTTCGCATAAAGCATTTCTCCAAGCTCTGGAGAGCCAAGTCTGTCACTCCAAGCTACATCGCCTCTCTTATCTGCTCTCGCAACAAGAATTCCACAGCAGAGAATCACATCAGCAGGAGGAGAATAACGATAGATTGTCACGTCCGCAGCATGAATTGCAGCAGTGCTTCCGAACTTGCCTCTTTCAATCGTGAAATTCCTGTAAGCATAGACGTCTTGAGCAGTTGAATGGCTTGCAGCAGCAGTCCCATTGTATCCTCTGATGACATTCAAGCTGCTGGAATCAACTCTCCTCACCTTCATATCTTCATCATTGACTCGTATAATCTCACCTACGTGGAATGAAGACGGAGTTGCAACAGAGACATCAGAATCATAATCGGTAGCTGCTGAATTTGTGTTCACTGCCGAATCCACAGCAGCAACATCACTGGCAAATACTCTTTCATCACCAATCTTCAGAAGCCAGCCGACTTCTACCTCACTGCCGTCAGCAAGAGACATTGTAGTAGCATCTGCAGCAAGAGAAGGAGTCACAGCCCCAGTATCTACCGTGGCATTGCAATATCCCCAATCGCCAGTTATCTGAATTGCTTCTTCTCTGTGAGCTTCATAAGCAAAATGGTCATATTCAGGGTCAATCTGAATCCTAACATATGGAGTCTTATTTGGACTTCCATCTGCTGCTTCATACATTACATAGCTGGTATCAATAGTTCCATCTCCATTTTCATCAAGAAGCTCTGAGATAGAGAGAAGGTCATCAGTCTCAAACTCAAGCCAAGAGGAATTCTGCCAAGTGAACTTCCTCTGCTCGGTAGTAGGATAGAATTTCCTTCCTGTGTAGTTTTCAAGGAATCTGGAAACAGCAGAAATAAGAAGCTTGAATCTTTCATCTTTCGTGTTCGAAGATATGCCAAGGAAAGACTTTATTTCCTCAATTCCTATATACATTGGACTGCTGATAATCATCTCTTCTGCTCCTTATAGTTGCTATGGTATTATGTTTATATTGCTAATTCTTAATATATAGATTGTTCTATATAACTAATATGTTTATACTAATAGAGTAGCTACCATTGAAGAACTATCTGAACAATACAAATGAAGAACAGAGTCGGAATCGCAATTATCGCTGCCAGAACAGCTATTTGCATTCGCCATATTAGTCTAATCTTTTTATTGTCTTCCACAACAGCAGTAGAAAGATGTGCAAAGTCATTGCCTAAGAACTTGTCAAATCTCTCCACAGTTAGATATTTGGCTCTCCAATTTCTTCCTCTCTTCTCCTCAGCCATTCAAACACCTACCTTGTGATTGGCTTCACCTCTTTCACTTCTCCAATAGTTGGTTTCACAGGTCCACCAATCCTTGCTGTCTTCCCATGAGGACAAGTAATTTTAGCAGATTCAAATTGAACTTGCCATCCTTTCTCATAGCTGCCGCCATGAAGAGAGAATTCGCATCCATCTGCAAATACGAATTTCACAAGATGTTTTCCATTCTCATCTGGTTTGATATTTATTGCATGCATCTTTTACCTCCTGCGGCAAGAAAGAAATTCTTCTCTGAGTCTTTCATTCTTATCCAGTTAGATTTATCCATAATGTCTCCTATGGTGTTATCTTGAGTCTGTGACCGCTACTATCGAAGTAGCCTTTCTCGTAGTTATACATATAGCGTATATTGGATAATGAGAGAGCTGTAGGCATAATGCGAGCTAGAGTTATTCTTCCATTCAATTCAAAGGTGGATGTCGGTGGTATATGGTAAGCTCCAATAGATACAGGTCTTGAAACAGAGTCTATTAGTCCTACATTACTAGTTGTTGTCTCTGTTTGTAACTCGCCATTAACATAAAGATGCATATCAGTCCCATCCCAGGTTCCAACTGTGAAGTACCAGGTGGAAGTAACTATGGCGCTATTACTAGTTACTTCGTTGGCAGCTCCATCATAGATTTGGAACGCTAGTAAATCCGTAGTCGCATGTACAAAAAGACGGAATCTGGCCTCTATATCAAGTATATCCTGGTCTTGGTCGTGTAATAAATCTAGGTAAGCCCAAGCAACCAGTGAGCAGCCAGCACCAAAAGTAGCTTGAGAGAATATGTCATTTGCGGTAAGGATAGCACTGTCACTTGACCCCACAAGGTCATAGTACCAAAGCCCCGAACTAAGTTGTCCAGGCGTACAACCAGACCATGATGCAGAATCATTCCCATACCCACTTTTATCTACTAATGATGTAGGAGTAGCACCACCTAGAGGCACGTCCTTCAACACACAGTTAGAACCAAAGCTGTATATCTTCTGGCTTAGACTAGGATTAACTCTTATAGCCATTCTTAATCTCCTGACATCTCTGTGTAGCCCCAGGTGCCTTCAGAATAGGCATAGAGTCTAGTGTTTCCATTGCCATGAGTATTGCGTATTATCAGTATCTGCCCACAGCACTCATAATCTGCTGGGATGGTCAAGCCCCTCCAGTTCTGGCTATAGTCCCCTTCCATGTAGTACGGGAATCTTCTACACTCTGAATCCGCCATATTTTCTCCTTACACTGTAGTAGTTAACCCTAGGGCATTGATAGCAGTTCTCAGTGTATTGATAGCTGCATTGGTAGTATTGATGGCAGTTATGATTTCTGCCTCAGTGTCAAGGTCTGGAGTTGCATAATCTGTCTTCTGAGCTGCTACACCAGTCTGTTGAATCACAGGAGCAGCATTAAAGAATCCCAATTTCTGGTCAGTAGCAGTTCCTATCTTTGTGCCAGTAGTGGTATTGAGTATAATATTCTTGGCATCAGCAAAAGTGACATCACCACCAAAAGCAGCAACACCTGAGTAGTAGAACTTGAACTCCTGGCTTCCACCCATTGAGAAGTATGGGTCAGTAGCACCTTGGACTCTACCTACTTCCTTCAAGCTCTGGTCGTCATTGTCCACTCCCTTGAAAGTGTAGTAGTCATCATCTAGTATGCCAGTAGCTATGGCTATTGTGTCAAGGAGTCTGATTTGGAAGGTATCTACCGCACCAGCATGGTCAGCCTCAGTGTAGAGCTTCAGCATTATGTTGCCATCTATGGCAAATCCTATGCTTTCCTCAGTGCCATCGGCAGGAGAAGCAGTGACTCCCATATCCATAATAGTCACTACTCCGCTGTCATCATCTATGTCTAAGGTTCCAGTGTATAGGTCGCCATCTACATAGAGGTTGGTGTGGACTTCAGCATCACCAGTGATAACTACATCATCCTCTGAGTCTAGGCTATGGGCAGTAGTACAAGCATCACCAAATCTCCAGTAGTCACCAGTAACACCAAGAATAGTAGACTTGGTAGCATCATTGGAAAGGTCAAG